CTTCTTTCGATTCTTTTTGTGCTAACTGCGCTTTTAACTCTGTGATTTCGTTACGCATTGCTTCAACTTCAGAAAAGAAAGATTCTTTAACGATTGATTCAACAATCTTTTTTGCTTGTGGCGATTCTGGCTCGCTCATTTCCATCTCAGGTGCTTGCTCTTGTTCAGGTGCTTGTTCCTCAGTTACAGCTTCATTAATTGCTGCAATGATTCCCTCTACCTCAACAACAAGAACACGCCCATCTTCTAAAGTGTATTCTCCTACAGGCAATGGAATGATACCTTCCTCTTGTACGATTCCAACGGAATACTCAGGCTCGAACTCTTCAGCTTCGATTACCGTTACCCCATCTTCTAACATCATTTGAGCAAGTTTTACTTCCACCGCTTTCAGTCCTACACTTCTAAGAACTTTGTTAACGTTTTCTTTAATACTCATTGTTTATTTATTTATTTGTTTATTTAAAAGACTCTAATTTCTTTTTAAATACGGTTAGAGTTCCTTTCAATCCTTCTTGTAAATTTTGCTTTTGCTGTTTAACAGTTGCTGGTGCTTCTAATCCTAATTCTTTAACAGCCACTTCATATCTGTTTAATACTTCTAAAGCACTTTCAGAAGATTTGCGAGCTTCATCAATAGATACTAATCTTTTATTTACCTCAGCTAGTAAACTTGAATACAAATCGTTAGCAGCTTTTCTTTTATTAATTGCATCTGAATACGCAGCATCTGCATCCTGTTTTATTCCTAGTTCTACTTTATCAGAAGATAAATTAACATCTTCTTTCTTAAAAACTTGTTTGTAAACTCTATCTAATTCACTCATTACTCTTATTTTTTAGTTAAACAATTACTTATTTATTTTGTAACATTTTTACCCTCTGTTTGTAACAACTGTTACTGCATTGTTACTATGGTTAATTACTGCTGTTGACTGATTTACTAGGCTACCAATACCTTGACCTAGTTGTGCTTTTTCAACATCTTCTTTCTTTGGTTTTTTTACTTTTGCCATTATTTATTTATTAGTTGTGTTAATTGCTCAATAATAATTTCTTCTTGTGTTTTACTTTGCAATTGCTCAAACCCATCATACATCGCTTCGATAGAATAACCTCCGTATTTTCCTAGCTTAATCTCATTCCATACAGCATCATTATACACCTTTGACATAACTACCCATTCGCCACCTTTTGCGCCTAAGTTGTATAGATTAGATTTATCTTGTTTAGCATCTTCTACAATCCAAGATTCTATTACAGAAATACCTTCAACTTTTTCTTCATGTTCTAAAGTAAAGTTTTGCGTGTTCATCTTTTTCATAAACAATTCAGCAGAACGTCTTACAGTATCTTTAGAAAAATAAATGTTAAATTCTTTACCTTGCATTACTCTGTAGATTCGTTTCTCAGGTACTAAGGCAAAACCTACTACAATACGTTTATCTTCATCAATTACTTTAAGTTGTATTTCGTCTTTTGATAGGTAAACAAAATCTTCCTCAATCGCAGGATTTTCTACTAGACTGATTGCAAAAACTCCATCTTCACTTTCGTCTTTTATCTTTAGTTCTATCTCTTGTAACTTTTTCATAATTATTAAACAATTTTATAAGGTTGCTGTTGTTATTTTATTACGTTCTAAACTTTGTGCGCTTGTTACATCTCCACTTACTACATAGGCTTTCATTGTTCCACCACCTAAACCGTTAAGTTGATTCGTTCCGCTGTTTCCTACTATGTTAAACTGTGCAGGATTTGATTCAGGTAAACTTGGCGCACCACTAGCTCCGCCACCTGAAGTACCTCCGCCACCTGAAGTACCTCCGCCACTAAATTGTGTAGCAGCAATTGATTTTACTTTTACTAAACCTGAAGCAACCGCAAAACTCGCAGCAATAGCACCACGTACAGGTGAAGTCGGGTCTCCTGGTACTATCTGAGAAGCATAAGCAGATTGTGCAGCCTTATAAGTTTCTATTGTAGTTTGTGCAATACTAGCAGCCTTACGAACTTTAAACGCTTTACGCTGGCTTTCTACAGATTTACCTTCAAATAATGTTGCTAAATCGCTAATCATTGTGAAAGTTGCCGCTGCATTATCAATGGCAAATTGTTTGTTTCTTGCTATACGGTCTTTATCTGCTTGGTCTGCTTTTTCTTTTTGTGCTTTTAAATCATCTAAATATTTTTGTTGATTTATTTTATCAGCTTCATAAGCTGCACGCATATTTTCTTGCTCTTGTTCTCTACGTTCTTTTGCTTTTTGTGCAAAGTCTATTGCGCTTTGTTCTAATTCTTCATCAAACTTTTTCTTTTCTTCTAATTCTTTTTCACGTGCTGCTTTTTCTTCTTGTGCAGTTTTTTCTCTTGCTTCCTTTGCTTTTGCTGCTGCATCTTTTCTACGTTGTGCTGCTTCTGCATCGTACTTAATATCTGCTTCAGATTTAATCTTATTAGCTTTCTCTACGTTTGCTGCTTGCTTAAGTAAGTTTTCAGCTTCTTGTTGAAATATTTTAGCGTTTGCTTCTGCTGTTTTCTTTGCGTCTGCTCTTCTTTGTTCTTGTTGTTTTTTTCCTATATCTGCTGTAGCACCTGCAAAACCTAACGCTTGAACTACACCTACTTTAATATCATCTCCAAGAGTACGCTGGTCTTCCATTTGTGAAGTCAAAGCCTTTGCGGATTCTTGTGCAGCTAATGTTAACAATGCGTTTGCTTGCGCTCTTAATGCTGTTGCTTGAATGTAAGCATCAGTCTTATCTCTAAATAACTTTTCAGCTTCATTTAAGTTTTTAGCCTTACCAAATGAATCTCCTAGTGTATCGTTATAAGTTTCTAACGCTTGCTCTTTAGAAATTACTCCATCTCTTGCTAAATCAAAAGCTACCTTTACATTATTTGTTTCAGTAATTGCATCTTCTGCACCTTTTTTATAATCGCCCATTGTGGAATTAAGTGCTTTCTGTTCTGCACTAACACCACTAAAAGAATCTTTTAATGTTTCAAAATTAGCTACTAAATAACCTACTGCCGTAATTAATAAACCGATTCCTGTAGCAGCAAATACTTTAGCACCGCTAGACATTCCTTGAAACGCTGTAGCAGCAGATTGTCCTAAAGCCTTAAACGATGCAGCACTTTCTTTTAGTCCTTGAACACCTTGCGCCATTGCCATTGCACTCTGAACTTTCAACAATGCTTCTTGAACCTTTTCAGATTCAGCACCCATTGCGCCCATTGCACCCTGAACTAATTCAAAGCCTGCTGTAACACCACCTAAAGCACCACCAAGTTTATTAGCGGTAGTCATTGAAAGACCATCAACTTCTAAATCAACTTGCTGTAAAGTTTTCTTTAGCCTACCTGCTTCTTGTGCTAAAAGATTAAATTCTTCAGTTCCTCTTTTACCCTCTAAAGCCATTTGATAAAGTTGGTCTTCCAACTCTCCAATACTAGCCGTTAAAGGTAACACATCGCCATAGACCTCATCAAACTTTGCGCTTAGTCTGTCTAATTGCTTTACACCATCTTCTGTTTGTACTTCAATTATTACGGTCTTTTTTTCCATGCGTATTTTCTTTTTGTTTGTTTATAGGCTTTGTTGAATGTCTTAGGTATTTCATTTCTACCTTTTGCTATGTCGATAAATTCAGACTCTCTATTAAAGTCATCTATCGTTAACATCTGTAAAATATTTTTTATCATATTACTGTTGATTAATAATTATAAATTGTGTAGAAATTGTAGCACCACCACTACTTACCGTTACAGGAAAAGTATTTGTTCTTGCTGAACCAAAATTGACAGGTACACTAAATGTCAAAGTATCTCCTGCATTCAATGTAGTTGCGCTTGGTGTAGCAAATGCAGTTTCGTAAGGGCTTCCCAAAGTCAAAGTAATACCATCAGGAATCTGTGTATTATAATACAAAGTCTGCGCTCTAATCGTAATATTATAAACTGCACTAAAGTCTAATGTTGCTCTCCAATTCGATATAAGATTAAACTTAACCTCTCCTGTGATTAAGTTTGTAGTCATGTCGTTAATGATATACTTCTTTTCACGTATAATGATAGAATCCTTTAATCTAAGCGACTCTAATATACTTAATGGTAAAATAGCTGTTACACTTACTAGACGTGTCTTAGGATTAAACAAATTGATAAGGTAGTTTTGATAGTAAACCTTATACAAAGAATTGTTTTCAATCTCTAAAGTATAACTTGAAATATCACTGTTAAAATTCAAAGAATAGTTAACATCTGAATCTACAGCATCCTGACCAAACGGTATATAATAATCTATATCAGAAACAGCAGTACCGTTATCAAATTTTAAGTTAGCACCAACTCCAATACTTACTTTTTCATTTCTGTAAAGTGATACGGGCTTAGGTACATAGTTTTTATATTCAGGCTCAGTACCTAGACAATAAGCAACTTGTATATTTGTTCCTGTGAATTTATTAAATAGTAAACTTTCAAAAGGTAGCTTTATAGTATAATCTCCACCATCGTAACCGAATGTATTTCTAAGACTTCCGTATTCTCTTGCAAACAAATCATAAAACTCCATATTCATAAAGCTGTTAGATTTCTCGTACTCAAAAGAAATGTTATTAAACAAAGCAGGACGATTTACTTCTACTACTTCACTTGAAACGTGTTTTGTAATATCAAAAGGAATACCTGAATTATAGAAATCTTCTAAAGGTTCTATTCGATATGTGTTAACACCATCTCCATAACAAACTAAGTTGAATTGTCTAGACATACCCGATATAAAATCTAATACCTTCATGTCAGGTGCTAAACTTGAAAGGTCGATATTTGCAGTAGTTGTAATTGTTCCTGAGTTATCTGTTGTAATATCTTCAACTGCTAAAGATGAAACACCAATATTAACTAAAGTATAAGATAAAATATGAGTAACATCAGCATCGAAAACCATAGAAGCCTCAGCACGCACTTTGAAATAGTAAGTATCATTTAGTCCGATGTCATTTAAAGAAACAGAAACATTGTAAGTACTTGTATTTATTCCATTAATAGAATTTACTAGTATTCCGTTTTTGTAAACGTCAACAATATAACCACCCGTATAAGTAGTGTTAATTGTTATTTGTACTCTATGGTCAATATTAACTGCTGTATCATAAGAACCCGTTAAAAGTGAACTACGGTCTACGTACGCAACCTTTACTTCATTATTATAAACAGGTGTTCCAACTGTACCTGTAAACTCAACTAAAGAAGGTTCACTATAAAATGTTAATTTCTCTTTGTTCTTGTACCATAGAAAAGCATTAGAGAAACGTGGTGAACTAGTAAGAAACGAACCTGTAAAAGTTACTCCGTATTTATCTTCTATTAATCCTAGAATTGCTTTATAAGAAACAGCAGGAAACAAATCACTGTACTCAATTGCTCCACCCGTTATACTAATATCGTTTGTAGTAGAATCTCCATACTGCCAAACACGCCCAGATGTTATTAAAGGATATTGAATGTCATTATCGTAATCAATTATTCTATCTTTGATTTGGTCTCCTGTGTATTCGTGGTTTATAGTTGAATAGTCTAAATCTTTAAGTTTGTCTTCTAAGATAACATCTTTTAAGCTAACAAAGTCTCCGAAGAAAGTAACCGTATAATAATCTGCATTGCCATTTTTAACTGCTGACTTTTCTAATTGAATGCGCCCTGTTTTAAAAGGTATTAAATCAATCTCTATACGTGCATCTCTTCTCTTAGAGTGGTTTATTACAGTATCAACATCGTTGTTATAATAATGCTCAAAGATAGCGTTATTGTGTGGTGTTGCAGGTATCGTAAACGTTCTTGAAATATCAGTAAACGTTAAAGCAATATCGTAAATGTTTTGTGTTGATGAGTTAACTGTCATAGTCTCATCAGCAAATAATTCTAAACGCTGATTTTCAACGTATATTTGTACACTTCTCATATTACGTTGTTAAGTTTATCAAAGGCAAATTCAAACTCTAAAGTATAGTTAATCAGCTTTTGGTTAATGTGCTTGTGCATCTCTATTGAAGTAGTGCGTAACTTACAAGGATAAGAATCTCCACTTACTTCTAAAGCCATGTTCATCTTTTCAGATAATAGCATTTCTTGAAGAGTTTCAGCGTAATCCTCACTTACCCAATCAGTGTTAACTCTTACAGTCTCTTTACCGTTAACATTCATTATCTTGTTAATAGCTTTTGAAGTATCGTAATCAACACTTGAAGGCATTGCTTTAAACGGTGTGCTATTTGCTTCGAAGTTCTTGTAAGAAGCCTTATAAAAGATTTCTCTTTGTGGCATACCAAACTTGTTAATAAAGTCAACTGCTACGGGTGTATATTTACATTCGTCTTTTGGTAGAAAATAAAAAGTAGCTTGTAGTACGTTTGTAGCATTAAAGATTTCTAACTTATTGCCTAACGTTGTGTATAGTGTTCTGTCAATTGTCTTTATCGCAGCAGTTGCGCCCAAAGAAACAGTAGTAGTGTTTGCTGTACCTATCTCTGAATAAACAGCTGACCAATTAGCACGTGCGTATAATGATACTGTACCATTAACACCTGCTGAACCACTATAATAATAATACGTTGCAGGCTTTAAAAATACATTTGAGTAATTAAGATTATATCCTTCCTCAAAGTTACCGTAACCATCAAAACAAAAACCACCTGTTTCATCGTCTTCTAACGCTCCGTTAATGTAAGTCTTGTATCTTAGTCTACAGTAATAGTCATTATTTGCTTTAGGATAAAGAGCATCTACAGTTGCTGCAGGTTGTACATCAATAAACTCACGTACATAAGGAGAAATATTAAAACTTACTGATGTACCCGTAAAAATTTTCTTACTTAGTATTTTAGTAGGAACACTTGGAGATGTTGCAGGTTCGTTATAAATGTATAACTCAACTTTTATCTCATCGTTTAATGCTCCGTTAACTGTTACGAAATAAGGTGAGCGTGCTAATATTTTATCTAGTGCCATTAACTGTATATTTTAAAAATTCATCTATATCTAAACCAAACGCTTCTACTAAATCACCGCTTAGTTTCTTGTACTCATTTTCGAAAGGCTTTGTAAAGAATAAACTAGGCTTAATACCGTTGTTAAATATTCCTCTTGCAATTAAAAAAGTTAAAGATTTAGTTGTTATGAATCTACCTTTCTTATCTCTTCCTTTGATACCTTTCTTCTTTACCCATTGCTCAAATACTTTTGATGGTGGCATCTTAGACTTGTAACTAAATGGTGTGTTAAACTTTCGTTTTTTACCACTAACACCTTTGTCCTGAAATTCTCCGTATTTACCCAAGTCAAACTCCAAACCAAAATTCCCACTTTTGAAAACTGTAAGTTCTCCTTTTAGATTCTTATGTAAAGCACCTGATGAGTTTTTACCCATTCGTGTAAGATTACTCTTAGCCTGCTGAATAACACGCTTCTTGAATAACTCTAACTCCCTTTGTACTTCTACTTGCTTCATTTACGAACTCTATTTAATTCTGTTTCATAGGTGAGGAAAGTAAGGGCTTCAAATAGTCCAAGTCTTGTAACGTCTTTAATCTTAGTTGCATCTCCTTTAGCGAGTGCATAGAAGTTGTTGTACCATCCCCACTTTTTACTGAATTGCGTTCCTGCTTCGTAGCTATTACCTCCATCTCCTTCTGTAAATAATTCAGGGAAGCTAGCAGTAACTCGTTGCTTAAACGGTAAAAAAAAACCAACGCTCCGAATGCGATGTTTAACGGTGTGTATTGCATCACCTCAGCGTAAGTAGCACTACCCTCGTAAGGTTCTATTTCGTATTTATCTCCTTTCGTTTTAGTGATAGGTCTGTATAATACTGCTAGTGCTTTGTGCATTGTTGACCAATCAGAAATATAAGTTTCTAAATCAGCGTACTCACCACTTGAAATATCTTCTAAGTTTGGAATAAAACCGAACTCTTTACCACCTAAAGTAAAACGCTGTACAAAATCTTTCTTTTCTTCTAACACCAATCTTAACGTGTTAGCTATATCCTCACAATCAACTTGCCTAATACGTAGAACATCTGACATTCTAATTTTACAAAAGATAGCTATTAGTTTATGTGATATAAAAACCTCGTTATCTGTTTCATCAGTTACTCTATTGAACGCTTGGAACTGTTCTAAAGTAACATCACTTAACTTAGTTGGTATTTGTATTTCTTGTGTCATCATTTGTTTAACAATTAATTCTTGTTTTTGTAGTAGGCAATTGCAATGTCGTATGCATGACAAAGCATTTTAAAATCTAGATTGAATCTCATAAGGTCATCAAACACGATAGTAACTTTTTTACCTGTTCTTTCTAGTATGTACGCTTGTACTACTGCTTTGTATTCTTGAATGTCAATAGATTGCGTATGTTCCACGATTTGGATTTTCTAATTGGTAAGTAACAGCATAACGAATGGCGTCTAATGCGTGGTTATAATTATCACATGGTGTTTTAGATTTCTTTTCTAACCATGAATAGTTGTTTAGTTCTTTATGTAAGTCAATGCTCTGTTCATCTACTATCAAGTCGTAATCTTGAAGTAAAGCAATTCCTAGCGTAACACTACCTTGACCTTTTACTGCTTCAGTTATATTTAGTCCTTTTGCTTTCAACTCACTTATTAAACGTGGCTCAGCGTTATCAGCAACTATTAAACTTTGCCCAGCATATTGATTATTTAAAAAGTAAATATCTGAAGTAGTTAATCCTGCTTTGTAGAAATGTAACCTTAAATATATTCTTTTATTCGCTTTATCAATTGATGTTTCTACTAATGTACTAGGGTCGTTACTAAATCCAAAATCCTGACCGAATACTACAGTGCCACAATTCTTAAATTCTCCTATTGACCAATTGTTAAATATAACTCCTTCAGCTTTATCTAACCATCCACCAAGTATTTGATGCTTGTACTTTTCAGGTCGGTGTTGTTTAATGTATTCTACTTGGCTTAAGAAAGACTTTGAAAGGTTTTCTATGTTATCTAAGTAGGTAGTGTGTATGTAGGTAGTATCGTCTTTTATTAGCGTTTGACCTGCTTCTACTCCTCTACTCTCAAAGAACTTATTATAAATAAAATGTTCCTTAGTTGTTGGATTCAAAATAAGTATTACTCTATTCTGTTTCGTCTTATGTCGAATAGACAAATCAATCTTATCGAAAGTATCCTCATCTGTTAACTCTTCAGCTTCATCTAGTACCCAAGTAGTGACACCTTGTAATGATTTCAAGTTTGCTGTTTGTGTTCCGCTTGAAGTCTTGATTCCTTTGAATATTATCTTACTACCTGACTTAATGTTTATAATCTCGTCTTTTGTGATTAAAAACTCGTCAACTAATCCAAGCATTTCAATCTTTTCAATGAACTCTGGAATAATAGATATAGAAGCACTTACTAAAGTATATCTAGTAAATAGTATAATGTGTCCGCTATCTCTTGTTAGAAGACATAAAAACGTTGTTGCACTAAATGATTTAGACGAACCACGCCCACCCGTTATAATGAAGTAACGAGAATCCGAACCTAAGTAATTGTATTTACTATTTAGTACTATCAATTTTGAAAAGTTCTTTAATTGAATCGCTTGTTAAAGTCATGTTATTGTTTAAGTCAAGTTCTTGTTTAGGTTTTCCTAAAGTATATTCAAGTATTAACTTAACTGCTTGCATCCTATCAGGCTTTGTACTCATTGCTATGTTCTTACATTGCTGTAGAATCTGCTCAACATCTTCTTTAGTTACTGCGTTTTCAATTGCTTGTCTGTAATCATTCTTACGCTTGTCAATTCCGTTTGACTTTGTAGAATGTCCTCCGTTGTTTGCTCGCTTATCCATAATTAATATAAATTAATTTTTAATTCTCACTATAAACCATTTGATAAAACACTTCACTTGTTACTTGATTGACTTCAAACAAAGTTGTTGAACAATCGTAATAAACAACATAAGCAACCCCTGCCTTAACAAGAGTTGCTTTTAATGTTCCCCACTCCTCAGAATGAAGCATTGGATTTATAACAGCTATGTAGTATTTCATTTAATTAGTTTCGTAAGCATCGTAAACTTTCTTAAGTGTTAAATGTATTTCTCTCCAGCAGTCAGCACATGAGGAAGGTTTTCTTCCATCTCTCATTACTCTATTGAATATTTTTAGTAATACTTCTTGTTGACTTACTTTAATTGAGTTTCCACAAGTAGCAAAGTAGTTTGTTAGATAATCGTATTCGTCTTCTGTTAGGCAAAGTGGCTTTTGATACGGAAACATTTTATTTAGTTTCTCTTTACGTTCATTGCAACCACAGTCCTCTCCTGCTATAAACTTTACAAGTCTTTTTATTCCTGTAGCAGTTGTTATCTTATCTATAGTATCTCCTAAGCCTTTTGATTCGTGTTTTACTTCCTCTTCTACTTCTTTAGTGAGTGCTTCTATTTCTTTACGATTGATTTCTTCTGCAAGTTTGTTAGCTTTATCTATTGCTATTTGTTCTTTAGTTCGTCTAGTTCTTTTCTTCATTTCTATCAATTAAAATTTTAATACTCATCAGCATTGCACTTAGATAGTGCTGGTCGATTAGATTTATGTTTCCTTCGCTTAACTTAACCATTGATGCGCCTGTTTCTTCCCATTGATTAAGTAAGAATTCTTTTACTGCTTCGTGTTTTTGTTTCTTTGTCATATTTTCTCGTAATCTTCATTCATAAAATCATCCCAATCCTCACCAACGTTTTCTTTAATACGCAGTTTGCATTGTTTAATAGTGTCAAATATTGTTCTTAAACTTATGTTAGTGTCCTTTGCTATCTCTCGCATACTTTTACCGCTGGATATATAAAACCTAAACAGTAACTTATCGAAGTAGTGCCAAGAGTCTATCTCTCTATCTATTCTTTCAAGTATTAAACCGTATGCTTCAGCTTCCTCTGTTTCTGTAGTATATTCAATATTGTTGTTTAGTTCGACTTTTTCTAGTTTTCCCTTGCTTCTAATATATTCAATGTAAACAGAACGTAGCGCATACCAAACATAAGTCTTTGATACCTTACCGTTATTAATTATCTTTTCCTCTGTAGTATAACGTAATAATTTAAGATACGTTTCCTGAACTATGTCTTCACAATAATCCAACTCACCCCATGAACGTACGATGTTAACGAATTCTTTGTGATGTTCTGCTACTTTAGATAACCATTTACTATCCATAAGAGTGATTAAATTTTAGTCAAATATACGATTAAATTCTAATCAACCAAATTTTTAATCTCCTTCCTCGTTGTTTTTTGGTTTGGGATTATATTCTTCAGCGTCAATATAACGTTTTATTCCTTTAGTAAACATACCTTTTAGAATTAAATCACGTTTCATCAACTTATTTGCTCTTCGTTCTCTTGTTGCTTTCATTTCATTTTCATTTAAATATTTTTGCATCGCTATATAATCTCGTTCATCCATCTTAATTCCATTTACCATTTTTACACATTGATTCAAAACTGTTATTATAAACAAACCTTCTCATTTTTGGAGTCATTTGCATGAATATACCCCAACATCTTTTTCTTAACCATTCAGGTAACTGTTTACTGTACTTCATCTTATTCTGATTTAAAGGTTTCGTTGTAATATTGTTCACTTGTCATCATGGATATATGACTTGTTTCATAAGCATCCATTATCTGTTTCTCAAACATTTCATTGGCTTGTTCTAAAATTCTTGGTGGTATCTGTGATTCAAGTATCGGCCATTGCTCAACCAACCAATCTACTGCACTAATCTTCTTCATAAATTTTTAATTTAGATGTGTTATTCTTTTTACCATTTAGCATTAAGTTTAAAAAGCTAACATTAATACCATTATCTCTTGCTGCATCAGATATACAATCATATATTTTACCAGATTGCATATTAATTACTTTTCTCATATGCGGTCTTGTTGGTTTTTGTAATCCATTGGTGAAAGAATGTAAAGCATTTTCTGATTGAGTTACCCACTCTAAGTTTTCTATTCTATTGTCATGTTTAATTCCATTCTTGTGATTTACTTGTTGTTTCTGTTCATGATTATCAATGAAATATTCAGCCAAAATTCTATGTTGACTTATTGTGGATGACTTGCCATTAATCCAAATTGTACACCTCATGTAACCATTTGTATCTTTAGTCCATTTTTTTAGTTTACCATTAGACATATTAACAAGTGTGCCATCAACTGATATAGAATAATTTGAACCATTAATTAATGCTGTTTGTTTTTCCATTCTTTCCATGTGTCAAAATCTTTTAATGCTTTCTTAAACTCTTTGAATAAGCCTATACATATACCTAATGTAACTGTAATGCCTGCGATTAATCCTAATATAAAATCCATGCTTATTTCTTTAACGTGTTTTTGATTAACTCTCTTAACTCCTCTAGTCTTTCTTTTGGTACTCGCATAAATAATACTGCGTGGTTTAGTTTCTTTCTTCCCATTTCGTGTTTTTGTTAAATGCGCTTTACGTTATCGCCCAACGCTTGTTATTTATTTTTTATTAGATAATAATTTTGTTTTGTTGCCAATCTAATATTTTTTTTTGCTTGATTAAAATTACAATCAAATATTCTCACTCCTATTGTAGCCATTAATTGAATGTTATCAACTCTTATACTTGGTTTTGTTAATTCTACAACCTTTCTAATATCGTATAGAATAACAACATATTGTTTTCTAATTTTCATTTTACTTTTATTTAATGTTTATAACCACCAGTCAAGTTTTGTTGTTCTTTCATCAGTCAATAAAGAACCTTCTTCTCTTTTCCATAAATTAATATCTGACCAAATCATTTGAACTTCAACGTCTACCAAGTTGTCAATTTTGATAAAGTGCATTGATTCTTCAATATCTAAACAGTGACTTTTTGCCATAAAACACACTTTAACTCTTTGATTTTTAAGTTCTTGTCTTTTTGTTTCGATTGCGCTCATAATTCCTATTTTTATCTGTTTGTTTCAACAAAGATAAACACTTATTTTATATCCGCAAGCATTTATTTAATTTTTTTCAATATTTTTTATTTTGGCTTTATAGATTTCCTGAATTTCTTTTAATTCTTCGATAGTCCAACGTTTTACTATACTTCCGTTTTCTTCTAACCATTCAACTTTTTCTATTCCTATCTTTTTAATTAGTCGTTTACGGTATTCAATAGCATTACTAGAAAGCATAACATTACACTTGTAGCATGACTTCCAAATATTATCTTCGTGAAATCGTAGGTTTGAATGACCACCACTACTTAAATAATGTGAAGCGTGTTCTACTCCGTTGATATGTTTGCCACATGATATACATAGTTCGTCTTTATCTCGTAACCTTATCCACTTATTTACTATTGCTTGTGTTAGTTTTAAATGGTCTGATAGGCTCATCAACTCCGCTTTCTTTTCTGCTTTGCGTTTATTCCAGTCTTTCGTCTTTACCTCGTTTATGAATACTTGCATACACTCTGACTTAGTGCAGTATTTTTCCAAAGTTGAACGTATTGGTGTGAATGGTTCACGGCAGTTTTTACATCGTTTCACAGTTATATTTTTTTAATGCATTTTTATATTCTAAATGTGCTTTTAATTCACAATCAAACAATCCTAAAAATTTGCTTTTTTTATTTATAACTACACTAGATTGCCATTGCTTCTTATCTTTTCTCCAAGAAACACCTTGATATTTACTTGAATATTTACCTCTGGTTTTATGTACATTAAATCGATTAGGTATAATTCTTAAATTTTCCAGTCTATTATCTGTTTTAATATCATTAATATGGTCAATTACAAGTGTAGTTCCATTTGGAACATGACCTAAAAATTCAATAGCAACTAATTGATGAACATTAAATGCTTTTGCCTTTTTTTCTTTTCTAAGAATTACGTGTAAATATCCACTAGAATTTTTTTGAGGTTTTAATATTTTAATTTTATTATACTTTAAGCTAATTACTCTACCGAAACTGCTAATTTTATATATACCACTATATTCTTTAATGTCTTTCCAAATTTCATCTTTCATAATTCAATGTTATTTTCTTTTGTTGTTAATTCTAATATTTGCTTTTTTAGCGTTAAGTTTTCAGTATGTAATTTACTCAAAATTCCGTAAAGTTTTTCATTTTCTTTTGAACTTTCTACCAAAGTTATACGGACTTGTTCAAGGTCATTCAACATTACTAAGATGCCTTCCTTCTGTTGTTCACTAGTACTTTTGTGTTTTTGTCTTACGATAAGTTTGTTAATTACTAATCCGATATTGATTCGTGCTAGTGTTAGACTTAATGCGGTGCTTTTATGTTTCATCTTAGAACATTGTTAATTGTGAAACGTGGTTTTTAATACGTTCAATTGCTTTATCATAATACTCAGAATCCAACTCACACGCAGTAAGTTCAAAACCGTAATCATGGCACGCTATTGCAATACTTCCTGAGCCTAAGTGTGTGTCTAGTATTTTGTCTCCTTGTTTTGCGTAATTTTTTAAACAAAATTTATAAATTTCAATAGGTTTTGAAGTTGGATGAAATGATTTTTTCTTCTCATAATTTGGTTTTGGGTTTTCAAATCCTTGAAAATTTCCGCAACTTGTAAATCTTATAAATGAATGTTTAATATCTAAATTTGACCAAGCTAATTCAAAATGCCCAACTGCTAATTTTTGGTTGTACTTAAATGTTTTATCCCAACAAATCCAACCTTCTGAATGTGGTAAGTTAAAATAATTACCTCCCCAAATAATTTGTTTTTTACTTACTCTAAACAATTCATCAAAATATTCTTGATTTGGTTTTAAATCTATGCTATCCCATTTTGCAATATCAATCCCATAAGGCGGGTCAACAATAGCTAAATCAAAATAGTTATCAGGATAACGTTTCATTAACTCCATGTTATCCTCGTTTGTTATTGTTATTTTATCTGTTACTTTCATAATCTTTATTTTTTAAAATGGTAGCCCATCGTCAAATTCTTTGTTTGCTTCTAGTGCTGAGTAAAATTGTTTTTGCGGTTCACTCAAAGGATTGTTACCTCGTCTTTTTATAGGGTCAACTCCTCCAATCTTAAAGCCTAATCCGTTGTTAAATTCAAATAGTAACGGCATGCCTAGTTCCGTTTGCTGACCTCCCGTATCTCTGTCCTTAATTTTTTCTATGTCTATCATAGTTTGATACTTCATGTCTGGGTGTTTAACTAGTCTATGAATTACTAACATATCATCACAACGATTCAAAAACGGTTTACCTCCTTCAATGTGTGCTTTCAATGGTGGCTTTAAATGTCCAAACCATTGATGTTCTTGAGGATATAACATTCCGCTCCTTCCTGATTCACTATTCGGATGCGTGCTAATGTACAAAGTTTTATTTAGTTGATTACAAAATTGTCTAGTTTGATTTAGAAACTCGTAGTTATCTGAATGTTGCATACCTCTATCAAGTCCTGTGAACGGGTCAATAAATCCTACATCGCAATCAGTCGAACCGATTATATCTAACATATCTTTCGGCTTGTACATATTTGAATTATCTACAAACTTAAAATAGTATTCAATCGTTTTCTCATGCGCTCTCAGTTCTTTAAATGACAAATCTTTGAACTGCTTACCCGAATACATTTGTATTAAATCTCGCATTACTTGACCGCTTGAATTTTCCCCCATCCAAATAGTAAACTTTAAATTATGATTTGTAGCCAAAGCTAAAAAGTACCATTCCATCCAATAAGACTTACCTACGTTGTCATGTCCTAGAACTATGTTTAGTTGTTTACGTTTAAATCGTATGTATTCATCTAGTGCGCATCCGATACCTAAGCCTAAAGATATTTCTCCGTTCTTGTATTGGTCTAAATACGTACTGCTATGTCCGTTTGATAGTATCATTTGTTCATCTCCATTTGTTTCATTACGTGTTCGTATTGTATTTGTTCAATGCTTTTTTGTTGTTTAGGAGCTTCGCTCTTTGGATATTCTTTAGCTAACCAATTCTTACACGTTAAATACAAACTTACATAATTTTTATTAGCCTTGTAATTTTCTATTGAATCCAACACTTTATCAATCTGTTCTTGTGTATAATCAGTTTTTAACTTTTCAAATTCAATTAAAGAAATAGACAAATGATTGAAGGCTCTGTATATATTCTTTTCATTCTTTTCATTCTCTACATTCTTGTTAGTGGTTACTCGCTGGTTACTTGTTGGTTGTTTCGTGGTTGTTTCGTTGGTTGCTATCTGATAATCTTTATACTTAACTATCTGAATAATAGTACCTTGTGAGTTAGTTTTGATGGTTATTTCGTTGGTTGATTTCAAACGCTCTAAACACGTTCTAACTTGCTGAATAGATAAGCCAGTTTCCTTAGATAGTAATTCACGACCCGTTAAAAGGCTTCCCGTTTTTACCATTACACCACGATAGCTTCTATCTTTATGGTTAGCTTTTAGAATTAAGTGCATAAACAACCTAAATGTATTAGCGTCATCGTACCACTCCCAATCTAAAACTTTTCTATGTATTTTAATCCATCCACTCATCACTTAATAGACTTTGGTCTTAATCCATTTTCATATTCATCAAATCGCTCATTAACCTTATTTAAAAATAAGTATTCATTTTCAAAATGCTTACTCATAAATTGGTGAGCGTAATAAGGATAATCATTATTTGAAGGTCTTTTTACACCTCCTTTTACAAATACTCCATTTATGTATCTATCTTTTGTTTCTCTCTTATACCAAACTTCAATTGATTGACAATCATAAAAATCACTTTTAGCATCTAGCATTATAGCGTTTTTGCCATTTTTTAACACTTCGAACGTTACACCTTTGTAAACGAAAATAAACCCTTGTTTCATACTTTTGTAGTATTTAATAAAAAAAAAACCCCGTTAAATCCGTAGGCTCTCACTTCTACTTCATTAACAGGGCAAACTAAATTCCTTTGATTCTATGTTGTCAGACCGAACCGTTCACAAATATAACTAATCTTTTTTAATCTGCAAAATATTTTTATAAATTAATGCTTCTTGTTCTTCAATCGTTCCCAAGAATAATAGTTTAACCTTATCGTATGGTGTAATGTTTTCAGCTTTCCACGCTTTTAACTTCTCAGTTTTTTGTGCTTCGTCTTTTGCTGAGAATACGTAGTTAAGTAGCACTCCGTTTTTTTCTAGTATCAGTTTGTAGCATTCCATAGTCAAATATTTTTTAACGCATTTTGATAAGCTAAATGTGCTTTTAATTCACAATTAAACCTACCTAAACTTTTCAATTTACCATTGATAAATATGCCAGACCTCCATTTTAATCTTTGATAATCCCAATGAACACCTTTATATTTACTCGAGTATCTACCTTGTGTTTTACATACATTAAATCTTTGAGTTACAAGTTGAAGATTTTCAATTCTATTATCAGTTTTCACATCGTTAATATGGTCTATAACTAATTTACATTCTTTTGAGTTATGACCTAAAAAAGCCATAGCAATAAGTTTATGTGTACTATGTGTTTTTTGTTGTTTATTATAATGTAATGCTAATTGATAATATCCGCTTCTATTTATTCTTTGAGATAATATTTTTTCTTTATTAAATCTTAATGAACGTATCCTACCTAAATTACTAGCTTGATATATTCCATCAAACGTAGGAATGTCTTTCCAAATTTCTTGCATAATATACACTTTAAATAAAACACTGAATAAGAAAGAGAGGAAAACGTCAGTGCTTCGTTTTATCAGTTGGTAGCTACTCCAAACCTATCCTCTCT